AATATCTTGCCAATTCTCAGCTAATGCCTAGTATAATAAAGTAGCAATACTTATTTTATGACTAGAGCAATCGACCTTTTGAAGAATAGTTTTGGTGTCAGCCAGCTATATCAATATGACGTAAAAAAAGAGGGGAAAACTATTTTTACTGTCTATTGGCACCCGCTTACTATCGCTGAAAGAGAATCAATACAAAAAAAATCAATGAATCAAGATGCTAACGAATTTGCTTTGATGTTAATGATTGAAAAGGCATTAGATAAAGATGGTGCAAGAATTTTTCAAGATGGTGACAAAGCATCTTTAAGAAGAGAAGTAGAGGCTTCAGTTTTACAAGATATTCAGTTAGCAATGATAGAAGCTGGTCAGACAAAGGGGGTTGAAGAGGCTAAAGCCGATTTGAAAAGCTAAAAAAGAATGGAGATTTATTTATTCTTTAGCTAAAGAGTTAGGTAAAACTGTTTCTGAATTATGTGAAACTTTAACTATTGAAGAAATGATAGGGTGGGCTGCTTTCGCAGAATTAGAAGCTGAAGATCTTAAAAAAGACCGAGAGAAAATGCAAAGAGGTAGTGCTAGAAAAGGCAGAAGAAGGTAAGATAGAGAAAATGTTTTAATTTCTATAAAAAGTGGCTAACTATAATGTAGACATAGAAGTAGGAGTTAAAGGTGCACAACGTTTAACGAAATTCAGAAAAGAAATAAATAGAACTGCAAAAGAAGTTGATGGTTTAAACCAACAAATAAGAAGAGCAGCAGGTAATAAATTTGAAAATTCTATTGATCGTCTTAACGCTAGTGTTAGTAAAACATCTAAATTACTTAATAGAGCAGCAGTTGGAACAAGAGATTTTGAAAAAGCTGCACGTTTAGTTGTTAAAGCAGAGAAAGAAAGAGATATGGTTTTACAGAAAACTGAAAAAACTTTAGCTCGTATTCGTTTACAAGAAAGTGCAGAAACCTTAACACATAGAGAAAAGCTTAGATTAATTAAGTTAGTTGGTGCGGAAAAAGTAAAAGATTTAAAAGTAGTTCAAGAAACTTTAAAAACAGAACAGCAAAGACAAAGGACTCTTCAAGCTTCTAGGGGTATGGGATTAGGTAAAAGACTTCAAGGTGGAGTTGGTAGTGCAATTATTGGTGGAGGTTTTCCTTTACTATTTGGACAAGGACCCGCAGCAGCAGTTGGTGGTGGTATTGGTGGATTAGCAAAAGCACTCGCTAAACCCACTGAAAATATAGAAAAATTAGTTACAAAACTAGGTTTAGTTGATACGCCCACAGGAAAACTAGCTCTTGAACTTGAAAAATTAGGTTTAACATCTTCTGCTGCTGCACTTCTCATAGAAGAGTTTGAAAAACAATTTGGTTTGAGTCAAGGTCAAATAAAAGAAAATGCAGAAAAAATGACTCAATTTAATAATGAAATAAATCAATTAGGAACTGAAATTACATTATTGATGGCTAATTCTTTAGGGCCATTTATGGCTGGAATAATTGATTTTGCCAGAAGATTAAATCGAGAAAAAGTAATAGAAAATTTACAAATACAATTAGCAGATCAAATTCGTGCCACGGGGGGAGACAAAAAACATATTGATAACACCATAGCAATGGTTAAGAAAGCTGCTAATAAAAAACGTAAAGAAGAAAATTTAAGTTTTGGAGAATTTCAGATCGTGTCAGCAAATATGTATCGAAATTTGTTAGGAATAGATACAGAAGCTTTTAGCTTTAAACCTGGCAATGCCACAGCAGGTCAAGGCAGTGGAACACCTGGATCAATGACCGATTTAGCAAAAAAAACCTTTACACAAAGAGAGATAGTGCCTTTGCAACAGGCTCAAGAGATTGAAAGAAATAGATTAACTATGAGTAGTGACAAATTAAATATAATGAAAGAACAACATGAGTTAGATAATCTAAATGCCGAACTAGCTCTTGCTGTATTAGAAAATGAAAAGTTGAGCACCGATGAAACACTTAAAAAGATAGAAAAAATAAAAGAACAGGTAAATTTACAAGAAATAGTTTTAGATAACGCAAAAGCACTTGTAGATCCTTTTAGACAAATTTCTAATATTATTGCTCAAGACATTGGCGATGGCATTAAAGGACTTATTAGAGGTACTGAAACATTAGGTGGTCTTTTAAATAATGTCCTTAATAAAATGGCTGATGCTTTCTTAAATTTAGGACTTTTTGGAAATATTGGAGGAACATTCTCACCAGGAGCGGGATTGTTAGGACGAATATTTAAAGCAGAGGGTGGTCCTGTTAAAGCTGGTGGAAGTTACATAGTTGGAGAACGTGGCCCTGAAATGTTTAGTCCTGGTGTATCGGGAACAATTACACCAAACCACGCTCTTGGTGGCTCGACAACTGTTGTAGTAAACGTAGATGCTTCTGGTTCTTCTGTTGAAGGTGATGAGCAAGGAGCAAGAGAACTTGGTCGTCTTATCTCAGTTGCAGTACAATCAGAAATAGTACAACAAAAAAGACCAGGAGGACTACTTGCATAATGGCTACTTTTCCTTCAATAACTCCAAAATACGGGCAACGTAAAAGTTCAAAACCTTTAACAAGAAGAATTAGATTTGCAGATGGTTATGAGCATAGAATTTTATTTGGTCTTGCACAACATCAAAATCCAAAAGAATTTAATTTTACATTTGAAGTATCAGAAACAGATGCGGACACTATAGAAACTTTCCTTGATGCTCGTGCAAACGATAGTGATAGTTTTACTTTTACCCCTCCAGGAGAAAGCTCATCGTCAGAATTTGTATGTGAATCTTGGAGTAAATCCATACCTTATAATAATCGAGCTACTATTCAAGCAACTTTCAGACAAGTATTTGAACCAGCTTCATAATGGCAGTAAATTCATCAATATTTAGTGATTTACAAAAAATCAATCCTTCTGCAATTATTGAATTATTTACATTGCAGCTGGATAACTCGCTACACGGTGCGAATACTGTTTACAGATTTCACTCTGGAAGCAATTTGAATGCTAATGGAAGAATTGTATGGAATAGTAATGAGTATTTAAGATTCCCAATAGAGGTAACGGGTTTCGCCTTTCAAAAAGGTCAATTACCTAGACCTAAATTAAGAATCAGTAATGCTACAGGTTTAGTATCTGCAATACTTTTAACTGTTAACGAAACAACAACTGGTAATGATTTAACAGGAGCTACCTTAACAAGAATACGAACATTAGCAAAATTTATAGATGCTGTTAATTTTCCTGGTAACACAAATCCGCTTGGAACTCCCGATCCAAATGCAGAGTTTCCTCAAGAAATTTATTCAATAGATAGAAAGGCCAGTGAAAACAGAGAATTAGTTGAATTTGAACTTGCTGCTCCTACAGATTTAGCTGGAGTTAATATTCCTAAAAGACAATGCACTAGGGCTATTTTTCCTAGCATTGGTACGTTTGTAGCATGAGTTGGAAATACAAAGCACTACTTCATGCTCAACGAGAAGATCCTAAAGAATCTTGTGGTTTGCTTTTAAATATTAAAGGTAAGGAAAGATATTATCCTTGCCGTAATCTTTCAATGACAGACCACCAATGTTTTATTTTAGATCCAGAAGATTATGTAAAAGCAGATAATACAGGAGAAATTGTAGCGATAGTTCATAGTCACCCAATAACACCTCCTGACCCTAGCCAAGCAGATAAAGTAAGTTGCGAAGACAGTGGATTACCTTGGTACATAGTTAATCCAAAAACAGAAGAGTGGGCTTATTTAGAACCTTCGGGATATAAAGCACCAATATTGGGTCGTCAATGGGTTTGGGGAATAACAGATTGTTGGAGTTTAGTAAGAGATTGGTATAAGGAAGAAAAAAATATTGAATTAAGAGATTGGGAAAGACCTCTTACGCCAGAAGAGTTTTTAAAAAATCCTATGTTTGAAAAGTGTGCTTGGAGGACAGGATTTAGGAAATTAAGACCAGAAGAAAAATTAGAAAATGGTGATTTGTTATTCATGTCTATACTAGGTAATGGTTTAAATCATGTGGCAATTTTCTTAGATGGAGATGTTTTACATCATTTAACCGATAGACTAAGTTGTAAAGAACCTTATTCTGAATGGTTATTAAAATGCACAGGAGGTAGGTATCGTTATGTTTCGTAAAGTCAAGCTATACGGTAAGTTAGCTGAATTTGTTGGTCACAAGGAATTTGAAGTAAAAGTAGATAGTGTTGGAAAAGCAGTAAGTTTTTTAATTCATAATTTTCCAGGACTAGAAGCGTATATGAGTCCTCAATATTATCAGGTAAAAGTAGGTAATTATGAAATAGATGAAAAAGAAATAAACTATCCAGTTGGTCAAGAGGACATTCATTTCATACCAGTAATTAGTGGTTCTGGGGGAGCTAAGAAAGCATTATTAGGTATAGCTTTAATTGGTATAGCTATTGCATTACCTGGAGCAGCACCAGCTTTCGGATTTGGAGGTTTTACGGCAGCAGGAACGGGTGCTATGGCTGCATTTTCAGCAACTCTAGCAAATGTAGGACTAGGTTTAACGCTTATGGGAGTTAGTGAAATGCTTTTTCCTACACCTAAACCTCCGAAGTTTGAATCAGAAGAAGATCCTAGATTATCTTTTAATTTTGGTGGAACTCAAAATACAAGTAGGGCTGGAACACCAGTTCCAATAGTTTATGGCGAAATATTTACAGGAAGTGTTGTAATAAGTGCAGCGATTGACACTAACCAGGTAGAAGCATGACAGAAGATAAAAAAGTTATTAGAGGTTTTGGTGGTGGACCAAAACCACCCCCTCCTCCATATCGTGCTCCTGATACTTTACACAGTAGAAGTTTTGCAACAGTTCAAGATTTAATTTCTGAAGGAGAAATAGAAGGTTTTGCAAGTGCATCAAAAGAAGGTCTAACAAAAGGTACTACTGCATATCAAAATGCAAGTTTAAAAGATGTATTT